TGCATAGGTCTTTTTTAAGGCTTCTTGGGTTTTTGGATCAAGGTTTTTTCCAACAACTTTTTCTTTGTTTTCTTTTATTTTTTCTTTTTGGTCAACCTGTTTAAATGCTTGTTTGACATCTGGTAAATTTAATATTTCTTCTAATTTCTTGGTCATGGTTATATTTACTTACGTGTGCCTTGATGAAACAGTTGTTCTTCTGAAACTACTCTAAATTTTATTTTTCTTTGTCTAGCATAGGCGTTTGCTGATTCCCATTTGGCTTGATTTATCACAACCTGTTTTCTTTTGGCTAAACTTTTTCCTGCGTTCTCCATTGTCATTTGTGAAGCAGGTTTAACTTCAACCATTTCAGCATGTTTTTTTCCGTTTTTGTCCATGTATACAATAAAAAAATCTGGAACATACACAGTGTATTTTCCTGTGAAAGGGTGTCTGTAAGGTATCTTGATTGACTCGCTGGCCCATTGGTAAACATTTGGATGCTCGTCACACAGTCGCATAAAAGCGTGTTCCCAACTGCTTCTGTAGGTAGGAGACTTTGTGCCCACATATTTTTGTTTGTTCTTTGGGGAGAACTTTCCTCTTGCAAATCTTGGAATGGTCATTAGTCTACGATGTTTCGAGATACTGTGTCCTTGACCGATCTTGTGTTTCTAACTCCTAATCTACTGGACTTGTATCTGTTAGCGTTTAGCACAGTGGTTATCAGTTCTGATAATTTTGCTGGATCTGCATAGGTGATTTGGTCTAGCAGTTCACCAACTGGCACGTTGTCAATTTTTGCCTGTTGTAAGATAATGTAAGCGGTATCTTCTGCTGGTTGTCTTGCAAAACCTCTTTTGACAAAAAATCCAACAGCGGCATCGTAATCGTTTACGTTAAATTCAAATTTGTTTTTGTAATTTTCATCAACCAAACGGTCTGCTGTTTTTTGCAAATTGTCTTTTAATTTTTGTGGTAGGTTTGAATAAAATTCAGTCATTATATGTTGGCCTTTTCTGCTACAATATTTACATTCTGTGTGTTTCGATCTATTTTTATATAACCATCAGCAACCAGTTGTGATATTTCATTCAAAGTCCTATCTCTGTAAACACTTTTTTCATTGTCGGTCAATGCTGTGTAGGCCACATCACTTTCTGCAATTGTTTGTCCGTTTCTTGAACCAATTGTCTGATAATACAATGCACTAGCAACTCTGTCTTTGGCCACTTCGTTTGTGGTGACAAGATTTAAAGATTCTGTTGGAGATAGTATTGTGTCAAACTGAGCAACTGTGTTGTTTACAGTTGTATTGTTTTGTGTGGATTGTGAATCAACAAAGCCTTTGGCCACTGCCAAAGTTGCACCTGCGGCCACTGCTGTCACAGCGGCATTGCCCATTGCAAAATTGCCAACAGGATTTGTGATTGTTCCTGCTTGTTTGCCAATATCTAACACACCTTCTTTTACAATACCTTTTAGTTCTTCTTTTACAGCATCTTTGGCTTTGATTTTTTTTGCATTGTTGTAGGTGTTTATTCCTCGCAGTATAGTGCCAACACTGAATTCCCCTCTCTGTATGTCGCTAATCACTGAACCTATTCCATCAACTATTCCGCCTGGTCCAAATATTGATGTTGTGCCACCACCTAATAGACTCAATGGTGATGGTTCTAAATCGTAATGTATAGTGGCAAAGCCTGGTATGTTGGCCTTGTTAACTTTTCCTGCTCCGTACAAAACAGTTTCATAAAAAATCTGCATGGTGTTTTGCATAATGCCTTGACCATCTGCTTGATCTAAGTTGTCGTGACTCCATGAACCTATCACAGGATTGACAAGTGTAAATGAAGTAAATCTTTGTTTGTGTAAAGCAAATATTTGTATGCTTCTTAAAAAAGGTCTTTGTCTTTGCTGACCTCCATCTCGACCATATTGTGTAACTGCTGGTTCGGGATCATACATGTTGTCTTTGGTGTTGAATCCTTTTACTCCTGCATTCACTGTTAGAGAGTCTGCTATGTTGTATTCATAGTAGGCTTTCCAAAAAGCATTGACAGTGTCTGCATGATCATCGTGAAACGTTATGTTAACTGGCTGATAACTTATTTTTGTACCAATGTAAGTTTTTTTGTTGTACTGTTGTTTTTCTTCTAGGTTCATGTTGTATTTTGGAAGATCACAATTTCTCACCAACATGTTTATTTCTAGTCTTTCATTTGTGGTAAAAGGTCTTACAGGAATGTTATTGTCAATGTCAAAAAATACATGAAACAGAAACTTCTGTTTCGGCATAAGTTTGAAATTGTCATCTAGATATAATCTTGCCGCATGCCTGTAGTCTTTCATGCCGGGCAAACCATTTGAAAATCCATTTAAAAAATTATTAATACTTGGCATAGTGATATTTATGGTCATAAAAAAAGCGCCGTTAAAGGCGCTCTTTTTACTTTACAAATGCAAAAAATTGTTAGATACCGCCACCAGTTGCTAGAGTTCCAATGGTTCTAGTCACTGCTGTACCTATTCCTGTTCCTTGCGGAGTTTGAATAGCATTGTCGTATCTGATATTCATGGTAATTGTTGCTGGATCTGATGTTGCATAAGCCAATGTGTTGTAGTTCACTGACTCAATGTAAGCACCGTATAATTCAAATGTTTCCAACACATTTGGTGTTGTTGCACCGTTACCACCATCAAGCATTTCAATTCTTGATGTGAATTTGTAGTCAATTCCTGAAGCGGCACTTGATTGCTCAAAGAAATCAAATTGTTTCTGTACTTGTTCGCCAACCAATTTAGTAACAGCGTTGTTTACATCATCTCTTACTGTGATTGTGATTGGATCCCAAGTGTGTTTGCCAGCCATGTAAACTTTTGAGTTGTAAACATCTAGTGTCACGTTGTCAAAAGTTAAATTTGGTCTTGAAGCATCAACCACTTGTTTTGTTAGTTCTGATCTTGGAGTCGATACACCAAAGTTCTCCAATATCACTCTAAATCGATATTGTAATTTTGGCATCAACAAGCCTTGTGATGCTGAACTCTGATCGTTTGCTAAAGGAACTGTAAATTTTGATAAAGTTGATATTGCCATGTGTTTCTCCTATTTATTCCAAAATTAGTTTCCTAAATTTGCAATCTCTCCTGTGTTTTTGATTCTTAAAGGTATGTAGATAAATTCAACTGATTTAACTGGTTCAATTGCTATATCAACATACAATTCGTTTCTGTCTATTCTAGTAGGTGTGTTGTTTGTGTCATCACATACTACCAAGAAGTCAAACAATGCTCTTTGTCCAACTAGTTCTAACAAGAATGACTCAACTGCTTGTTTGATTTCATTTCTTGTAAGTTCATCGTTTGGTTCAAAGATAAATGGTTTTGCAATTGCATCTAATTGATTTCTTAAAAACACAACCAATCTTGACACGTTGATTCTGTCTAGTGAACTAGATCCTGAAACTTTAGTTAAGTTACCAAAGTTCACAATACCTGCTCCTGAGAAGAACGTGATTGGATTGACTTTTGCTGTGTGTAAAGCATCTCTAGCCGATTCTGTCAATGACACTGTTTCAAATTCACCTGTTGCAGAATCAATATATCCTACTCCGGTTGCATTGTCAACAATACCTCTTCTGGTTCCTGCTGGTGCAAACCATGGGAATCCAATATTGTCATTGTTGGCCAATGTTCTAAGTATCATATGAGATGGTGGAACAATCACAGTTGAGCCTGTATTGTCAGTGGTTTGACCTGATGGATAAAACACTCCAAGGTATTCACTTGCAGACACTAGTCCGTCTTCACCGTCTGCTGAGGCTCCTGCTGAGTTGTTTGCCCAGTTGCTCACTGCTGTAGATGTTCCTGCCAGTCTTAATGGTGTATCACCTACCACAAACGCTGTGCTGTTTCTGTCGGTGTTTAGGTTGATCATGTTAGATATAAGTTCAGGATAACCTGGACAAGCAATAACATTGAATCCTCTTTGATCTTCTCTGATTGCTTGGTTTGTATCTATTTCTGATTTTAATTGATTTACAATTACTTGTCTCTGTGCTTTTCTACCAAATGTGCCACTTCCGTCAGCATTGTTTGTAGATTTAGTCACCCATCTGTCTGGATAGTAACCTGCAACAGATTCGTTACTAGATCTAATGTTACCCAATCCAGTTGAACCTGAACCTGGGTAAATTGTAGTAGTAACATAATCGTTTCTGTATTCTTTTACGTTGTATCCTGATCTTCTTGTGTTGAATAACAGTATACCTTTTGGATATAATGCTGGATCTGGAGCATCTGGATCTAAGTGGTTGTCACTTAAAAGATCCTTAATTGAAGATGCTGTTCCTGCACCTGTGTTTCCATCTGCATTTTTTTCTGCTGTTGTCTGCCATCTAGCATCAGCAAATACAACACCGTCTTCTGTGGTTTGGTCTGTTTTGTCAACTAATTCAAAAGCGGCACCTGTTGTTGTCACAGTAACTCCGTTTGAAGTGTTAGTTGAACTCAATGTAGCAGATGTGTTATATCTGTATAATTTAGGATAATTTTCTAAATCAGATGTATCAATCCATAAGTCGTTGTTGACTAAAGGAGTACCATCTGACTGAGTAGTTGGTTCTGTTGCACTAAATTGTGGACCATTTGGATCAGTACCACTGTTTACATTTAAGTAGCCTCTGAAACTTGTACCATCGTGCTCTAATATATCAGCGTCCAAGTTGGTGTTGTACCATAATTTTCCATTGCTTGGTTCATTAGTTGGTGCTGATGTACTTGCAGTGTATGATAATCGTTTGAAGTTTGATGCAATTATAGTTGCTGGAAGAGCAGTTGAATCTTCTGTAGCACCTGCTGGAGCATCGTATAAGTTGTCAATCAATGTAGAACTGTTTGCTGTGTATGTTCCATATGAATGAGCAGTTGCGGCACTAAAGCCTGCATCTGCCAATGGAGTTCCTGCTGTATCATACATTCTAAACTCACCGCCAAGTGTGTGTTTGATTTCAATAGCACCTTTTAAAGCACCTGAATCAATTACTCTTGCTTCGATGTTAGTAAAGCCTGCATTTGAAATTGATGTAACAAAGTCTTCTGCGTCAGATCCTGTAGAATCTCCCGGTCCAACTATTGTCACTGTCTTGCTTGATAAAGCGGCTTGTCCTTTGATAGATTCAGCCAACACAAAAGTTTCGTCTTTTACAAAAACTGGACTTGTGTTGTTTGATTGTATCACGGTTTCGCCACCTTCGTATCTAAACACTTGGAAGTCACCCACTGCTAGTGTTGTGTCTCCGTCATCCACTGCATTTTGTTCTGCAACATTGTATTGTGTGTAAAGTGTTCCTTCTGAAATTGAAGTACCACCATTACTTGGATCTAAGTTGAAGATCGCAGTGTGGTTGTTTTGATAAATTGGTGCGTCAACAGTTGAGAAACTAGCAGAACTTGCACTGTATAGTTTTACAACAATGTCTGCTCCTGAATTAGGAGTTGTTGTTTTAAACCATAAAGAACCATTTGGTCTGTTGTCTTCTGCTGTTTTCCATGTTGGTCTGTTAGAGTGTTTCTTTTGTTCAAAACTTACACCGTTGTAAGTTCCTGCTGTTAAGCCAGCCACTGTTAAGATTGTACCTGTACC